GTACATAAGGAGATAAAACTATGGCTAACAAAGACGCAGCGTTCGGTTTCAAACCTACAAGACATCTTACAGGTGGATTAATCAGAACGGAAGAATATGCTATAGCGGCAAACCACGGAACTAGTATTTTTTCTGGTCAAGTGGTTGAAGCAGTAGCAGGTGGCGGTATTGAACAGGCAGCAGCTGGAGACACTCAACAATTAGGTGTATTCGGTGGCGTGTTTTTCACTGACCCATCAACAAGCAAACCTACATTCAAAGCTTTTTATCCAGCAAGCACAAATGCTTCTGATATCAAAGCTACAGTGTATGCGGATCCATATATTGTGTTTGAAGCACAACATGATGGCACAGGAACATCGGCTATGAATAACTCTGCATTTGATTTTACAGGTACTAGTGGAAGCACTATTACTGGTCAATCAACTTCAGAAATTGATACGTCTACTTCTGGAACATCTGGTGGTTTTAAACAAATCAGTATATCCAAAGATCCGGACAACAGTGATACAGGTTCAGCAAATGCGAATGCATATGTTGTATTCAATACTGGTGAGCATGTATTTAAATTAACAACAGGCGTATAATTTTAGAATAGGAGAATAAATTATGGCAATATCAAGAGCACAGCTAGTCAAAGAACTAGAGCCAGGATTGAATGCACTATTCGGCCTGGAATATAAAAACTATGCAGATGAGCACACAGAAATTTTCGATATCGAAAATTCTGACAGAGCTTTTGAAGAAGAAGTGATGTTATCTGGTTTCGCTAATGCTTCAGTTAAACCTGAAGGACAAGGCGTTAACTACGATACAGCACAGGAATCTTTCACTGCTAGATACACACACGAAACGCTTGCTTTAGCGTTCTCAATCACTGAAGAAGCGATTGAAGATAACTTGTATGACAGACTTGCGTCTAGATATACAAAAGCATTAGCTAGATCTATGGCAAATGCTAAACAAGTTAAAGCAGCAAACGTATTAAACAATGCGTTTGATTCTAACTTCACAGGCGGTGATGGTGTAGAACTTTGTTCTGCAGTCCACCCAATTGTAGCTGGAACGTTCAAAAATGAGTTGTCAACTGCAGCTGACTTAAACGAAACTTCGTTAGAGCAGTCGTTAATTGACATCGCAGCAATGACTGATGAAAGAGGTCTAAAAATTGCAGCAAAAGGAGTTAAAATGATAATTCCTTCAGCGCTTCAATTTACTGCTGAAAGACTTATGAAGTCTCAAGGTAGAACTGGAACTGCAGACAATGACATCAATGCATTAGGTAACATGGGTATGATTCCACAGGGTTATACTATTAACCACTACCTAACTGATACTGATGCGTTTTTCATTAAGACTGATGTTCCTAACGGATTAAAAATGTTCGTTAGAGCACCAATCAAAACTGCAATGGAAGGTGACTTCGAAACTGGTAACGTAAGATACAAAGCTAGAGAGAGATATTCTTTTGGATTCTCAGACCCTAGAGGTATCTTCGGATCTCCAGGAGCAGCGTAATCTTAATAATTTTGTGGCGGGACATAGTTCCGCCACATTCTAAATAGAAAGTAGAATCATGAAAAAATTCCTAATAACAATCTGGGCTTATGATTATCATGCAAAATTTGAGGTTTTGTCTGAGGATGACCCGGTTTCTCTAGAACAATCAATCCTTGACAAGTTGGGAGAAAAGAGTATAAAATGGGAATATCTCGGAATCTCATATGATGACCGAGTAAACAGAATAACCTATGAGGAGGTTGTTTATGATACAAGACCTATACAAACAAAAAAGGTCCTTGGAGTTGAAGTGGGAACAGGAGCATCTGTCTAATGGTAGATACACTCTTGAAATGGTCAGAATTGATGACAAAGTCAAAGAAGTCATCACAAAGATCAAGCTGGAAGAAGCAGTTATTGCCCACAAGCAGAACACTATTGAAGGTGTTGCTCCGCAAGTTTCAGTAGCTACTTAATAAAAAGCTACATCGTTGGAAAAATCCAATCCGCATTACAGGCTCTCTTGCACTCTATAAAAAACTATTGTATAAAATTAACACTATACAAATTAAAATAAATTAGATGTAGACGCGTATAGTCGACATTCCCTAGGGACTACATTTAAAATATCTAGGAGGATATTAACATGGCAAACACAACGTTTACGGGTCCAGTAAGATCCGAGAGCACACTTAAAACAATAAGTAAGAATGCTACTACTGGAGCGATTACTGAAGTAATCACTATGGGTGATGCACCTGTTGCATTAGGAGATGAAGACAAAACTCTTGATAACGCAACACACAGTGGAAGAACTCTTGTAGTTCC